AGCTTCCATAAATCTTGTCCCATATTCTGGATAAACCGCCCATTCAGTATTAGGTGCAACAATAACAGTAAGTCCATTATCAATAATTTCTAAAGAAATTGACCTCTTTGTTTCTCCAGTTGAATATCCTTTAACAAATATCTTTCCTGGCTCTGCATTATCTTTCATGGCCTTTTGTAACTTTGGCCCATGCTTTTCAATAGTTTTTCTCGCAAATTCAAGGTCTTTAATTTTGGATAAGTGCTTGGTCAATAAATCAGTACCTTTTACAGTTATTTTCATATTTCACCTACCACATATCCTGTCTTTTGCCTAAAATCTTCCTTGGCTAAAACCTTGTATTTTTTATCATTCAAAATTACATAATCATAGTCAGGACTTTTCCCCTTAACTACCAAACTAATTGCACCAACATCAACTTTAGAGAATAACTCGTTTTGCTCTTTAAGGCTCACCGACCTATAAGAGCAATATTTTATATCCCTTGTTTCTGTAGCTTCCATTCCACCAATTTGAGGGTTATATTTTTCTTCACCATTTTTGATAAAAATAACTTTTGTATCAAATCTCATAAGAGCTTCACTCCCCATTTAGCTTGTAGGCCACTAGAATTTTTCGCATAGTCAATGCACTTATTTAGTAATTTATCTTCATAATTTGGATCATAGGATTCAGTTCCTGCTGTTTTGGATTCAGAAGTCATTCCCTCAGAACCTATCTTGTTAAATCTATAGATGGTGAGTTCTACAAGAATATAATTAAGCTCATCAGGTATTTTTTTAAGGACTAAAAAAGGACTCATTACATCAATCATTTTTGCTTTTTGCAAATCTTCGATTGACTGTATCAAGTCCCTATCAATATCTCCTATTAAATTTTCATACATTTTAAAATTATCCATACTCACCACCTATTTTCCTATGCTGCTTGGCTTGGTTTTGGTGCTTCTTTAATATTAAATTTAAAAACTCCGTCAGTTCTTTCAGCAAATAATTTAATTGCATACATTGCATAAGTAGAAACTGACATTCTGTCTTTTTCAACCTCTCTTGTAATTCCAATTATTCCTGTTTGATCAGTTGTAAATCCAAATCCAGCTTTTCCGATTTCTCCACCAGATACATTCGCATAAGCAAGATTTAAGTTTTCAGGTGCTGTCGCATACATTGTGCCTTTTGGTATTTGGCTTGTAACAATAGTTACTGTTGTATTCATAAAGTTTGTTAAATAAGTCAATCCAAAAGCAGTTTGAACTGATATATTTTGTTTAGATAAATAATCAGATACATCTAAAGGATTTACAAAAACAATAGTTCCTGCTCCTTCTCCTGCAAATGCTGTGTTTACATTTCCCCAAGCCTTGGCAAATCCATCTTGAACCCCAAAGGCGTCTGCTGTTTTCTTTGTAGATTTAACTTGGGTAAATAAATCATTTCTGATATTTTCTTGCATTTGTCTTGTCATGAGATCATCAGTATCAGCAACAGCAACTGCAAAACCTCTTTTTTGGATTTCCTCTGCTGGCACTAATTTTCTATACTTGTTATATTCCAAAGTATAAGATTGGTCTGGTTCTCTTTTAGTTGTTGATAATGGAATAACATCTCCAGCTGCTACTTTTCCATCAGCTAAAGTTACAGATGATTTATAGGTTGTAATAGTATCCCCTATATTCATTCTTGTTGCTCTTTGAATTCCTAACATTTCTTGTAAAGATTCAATTTGATTTCCAAAAACATTGACAAAATCTTGGTCTGCAACTTGTAAATAGTTGCTTGCATTCATAGTATTTTCTAATACTGCCATAATTTCCTCCTAATTAAATAATTCTGGGTGATTAAGCATAGCCTCGCGTCTTTTAACAGCATCTTTTATGCCTAAAATTTCACTTCTTTGACTTTGGTTTGACTTAACACCTGTTTTTTTAACCTCTGGACTTTTGCCCTTTAGTCTTTCGTTCACTTCTTTTTCCACCAAGTCTTTGAGCATACCTGCAAACTCTTTCACATTTTCTTTTGTAGTTTCTGCCTCATCAGTTATTAAGTTATTGACTAAATCATCGGAAATATTGAAGCCTTCCTCAATCAACATATTTTTAGCAACCTTGGCCATTGCTGATTGATTTTCCCTTTGCTTGTACTCTTCAAGCTCTCTTTTGTACTTGTCGAGTTCGTACTTCAACTTTTCATCTTCATTCATTTTTTCAAGCTTTCTGGCTTCTTCAAGCTCCTTGATTTTTTCATCTTGTTGCTTTTGCCACTTGGCTTTCTTTTCCTTAATGATTTCGTCTACTTGTTCATCAGAATATTTCTTTTCAGGCTCTTTATTCTCAGCCTTTTTTTCTTTTGTTTCTTCGATTTCTTCTGTAGTTTCTTCAACTTGGTTTTTATTTTCGTCTGCCATATTTACCTCCATAATTTAAAGTTGTAATGCTTAACTATCCTTAAAGTTTTAAGTCATTAAAGCTTGGACATGGCGGCAAGAGAGGGACTCGAACCCTCGCACCTTTTAAAGCCTAGCTAGTTAGCAACCAGCCCCCTTCACCAACTTGGGTATCTTGCCATAAAAAAAGACGGTTCCTCACCGCCTTATTTCCTTATTCCTTTGTTCACATTGTAGTATCTTTGCTTTTTATCAAGCTTTTTAAATTCTTCTTCTGTCAGTATCCTTTGCATTGCTATTTTGTATTTTTTATTGTATGGATACTTATTTCCATCTATTAACCTTCTAACATTTAAAGCGTCTTTCTTGCATAAAAAATGGGCGTGTTGCTCATAAGCACCGCCCTCTCGTATCAGTATCCACTTTCTTTTTGGTAGTTTTGGATAATATTTTATTGTTAATTTCATAATCTTTAATAGTTTTTTTCTAAATTTTTAAATCCTTCATGCAATCCCTCTACCATACCTCGTAAAAAAGTTATGATCAAAGGTGCTAAAACTAAATACCAAGACCAATTTATAACTTTTGTTATCTTAAGAGTTAATAAGATTATCTGCAATACATCTATTAATATCATTATTTCTCCTTATTTTTAATTAAAAAAACACATTCTAACTGAATGTGTTCATTTATACAAACAAAGCTACAACATCAACCAATCCTTTTAGTGATTCCTTAGCTTTTGCCATTAAATTATTATCAAATAAGTACTCTATACCTTTAGGTGTTACTTGTATTTCATTATAATATATAATTTTACCATCTTTAGTTTTTTTGATATAAACCCCTTCGACAAATCCTTGTTTAGATAAGTTTTCGATGATGTAATACCAATAGTCTTTATTTAGTCTTAAGCTCATATTTTCAAACTGCTCTTTATCGGGAGTTTTACCGTCTTTCAAACACTCATATAAATATTTTAAAACTTGGTATACAATTACAAAATAATCATCTTTTGACATATTAATCAGCTCTCTTTACCAATTCAAGATCATCTTCTAAACATTGATGTATTTTATATTCCCAATCACCTGACTCATAAAAAGTTTTTTCTTTATCCTCTATAAGATAAATATCTCTACCATTAATATTAGTTATATCTACAGCTGTGCCAATTACATTTTTATTAACAATTTTTACAGTATCAAATTCATTTATTCTTTTTTTCATATCTGTAAGCCGTTACAAATCTAGGCTTATCCCCCTTTCTATCAATGCTCCACGCTGTTCTAAAGTTTCTTTTTTTATTAATTCCTAGTTGCATATCAATTCTAAAGTTTTTGAAAGTGTAGTCATTTTTTCTATCATGAACTTTTTTTCCGTTTTTATAACCTTCGTACAACTGATCTAATAATTTATAAGAATTTTCTTCTTTAAATCCAACGCTTTTAAATTCTTGATAGTGATTTGTTCCTTTTTTTAGAAGATACTTATAAATTTTATTATAGTGAATTGTAAAATCTTCAGTATAAAAAACTTCATCATTCTCATTATAATTATACCCCATATCCTCTAAATTATAACTTTTATCAGAGTTTTTATCATCAAAATAAGCAACAGTAGTACACCTACACCTTGGATGCCATAAAGGGATATTATCTCCCTCAACTGCTTCTGATATCTTTACAATATCCCCATTATGAGGACTACAATGCCTACAAGCTGTAGGCTCGGTCATTATTTCTAAATACTCATAACCACCGTCTTTATATGCTTCAATTTGAGTTTGTATCCATACCCTGCCACTTTCTGTATAGGCTAATCTTTCAGTAGCATTTGTTATATTTTTAATATCCTTACTTACCAAATCCCTAAGTTTTTTTGCAAACTCTCTCGGATTTTTGCCTTGAATTACAACAGATTCAATATTTCTTTCAATTCTTCTGGATAATTCTCTCGTATCTCGCCAAACTCTGTCAGAAAAATGGGCGTTATGATAATCTTGACTAACAATAAATCTTGCCCTTCTTTCAATTCCTGTTTGGTTTATATTCAGTCCCAAAATACTTGCTTGGCGTTTGTACTCATCAATAGATCCTTTTATTAAATGGTCTTGTAATTCATTTTCAATTTTTGAACCAGTCCCGATAATGTGAAGCCTTACCATTTGATTAAGCATTTCAAGTCTATTCAATCTCATTGTAATATTATAAAGCTTCATTTCTCGGTTAGCTTTCTGGCTAAAATCTTTATCTTTTACATAAGTTTTTGCAAGATACTTATAATCTTCAACATCAGCCTTTTCAATTCTCTTTCTAGCTTCATTGATGGATATCCCTTGGCTGTCTGAAAATCTTGTAATTTGCCCTTGTATTTCTTTATTTATATTTCTTAAAAGCTCGTTATAAATATAGGCTATTCGCTCTTTAACAAACTTTTCATCCCTATTCTTGGACTTTAGAAGATTTTGGTATTCTCGTCTTTTCCAATATTCCCTGCTCGTTGACATCTTCCATACTCCAATCATCTCCGTGGTCGTGTTCTATATCTGTATCAAATTCATCTTCTTCTTTCATCTTATCAATTTCTTCCTTTGCATTATCGACAATGGACAAATAAGATAAGGCTGTTTCTTTGCTCACTAATCCATTTAAAGAATTAACAACCTGTGCTTCTTCTAATACGTTCTTAGGGGCGTTTCTAGTAAATTGATAAGTTATTCCCTTATATGCTTCCTTATCGTGCCAATTAGGCAAATTACAAAGAAGTTTATACCTAGTATTTAAACCAGCTGTAAACTTACGCTCCTTAGATTTACAAAGATTATCCAAACCTTGCAATTTATAAGATAAAGCAATACCAGAAGAAGTTCCAAAGTTTTCATCTGACAAGTTCGGCACCATAGAAAGTTGATAAATCTTTTCTTCAAGCCTATCAAGTAAATTTTCTTGGGTCTGATCAGCGTCTGGCTTTTGTAAAAAATTGACATCAGGTACAGTCCCGTCAGCTTCATTAGAAGTTTTATACAAGTTCCAAATCCTATTTTCCTTTAAAAATCTGACCTGTTCTTCGTTAAGTTCTACACCAATAACTTTTAAATAAGCGTCAGCAAAATAATCAACATCATTTGCCTTTTCACTTATTACCTTGTCTATTTGATTAATAAGTGTATAAACCGATTCAAAAGCCGACTGGCACTCCTCATTTTCCCTATATTCAATGATCGGACAAAATCCAAAATAATGCGGATATTCCTCAGAAATATAAAGTCCGTCCTTGCCCTCTTCAAAATAATAAATTTTTTCATCGTCTGAAAAAGTGCCTTTTAATTTTTTATCTTGATCTAAATAATAATGGACACCATATCTGATTTTTTTTCTTATAGAATTATCCCTAATAACAAAAGTTTCAAGAGGACTAACGTGCAATATATTTTCAACCGCTTCTTCGTCTAGGTATAACATTTCATAACCTACACCAAAAATAGACATATCCTTTGCAAGTTCGTATTGCTCATCATCAATATTGTTGTAATCTGAAACATCGGTTAATTTGTTGATATAATCTTCGCTATCGTGATTAATTTTAATAGGAATACCTAAAAAATATCCGTTAAGCGTATCAACGATATATTTCGCAAAATTCATAACCACCTTATTATCAGGCTTGTTAAGTGGTTTCGGGTTACCAAATAAAATACTATGCTTGCCTTGGTACATATTCAAAAGAGGCTCATATCTTTCAATTACCAAGTTTTTATGTGCATTAATAAAACCCTCCAAACTTTCCAAGTCCAAAGGGTCATCTTTATCAATTATAAATTCTTTAAAATCACCAACGATTGTTTTTGTACTTATCAAATAAAACCTCCTTTAAATAGTTTAATAGTTCCACCCTTACCAAATTGATATTCCTCAGTTGCATACCTAAGAGCATCTAAAAGGTGGTTAAAATCATCAATCGGCTTATTAATATTCTTGCCAAACTTATCCTTATCCCATTGATAGTTAGATATTTCCGTAAGAAAATTCACACATTTTGGGTGGATAATAATTTCAAATTCTTGTAAATAAGTAACTCCATTCATAATAGAATCTTTGCCTTTTTTTGCCCCTTGAACTCTTGTCAGTCCCAAAGTTCTTAATCTGTCATTACTTTTTTGCTCAGCAGAATCAGCAATAATTTTTTCTTTTTCATATCCTAAACTTTTAATTTTCTTTGCTATCATTTCATTAGTCATAGCCTTTTGGTAAAATTCATCCCAAATATAAATCTTATGTTCTTTAAAATCTACAAAGGCAACAACAAAAGCTGTAGGATCATGTACATAACCATAGTCAAGACCAAATACCGATTGAAATTGCCTAACATCTTCTAAATCAAAACTCTCTTCTATCCAGTTTTCAAAGACTAAACCATCAACAATCCCCCAATTACCAAGACCTGCCACTTGGTATCTCCTAGGATTGTTCTTTTTCATTCTCTCAAAAACTTTTCTATCCGATTCTTCGAGCCATTCATTGCATTTGTAATTTGTAGTTATAGCTAAAATATCATCATCATTTTCCACATCAAAAAAACGCCCCTTAATCCAGTGGCGTTCATTCCAAGGGTTAAAAGATAAAGTTATCTGCTTAAACAAATAATCAGGAACTTCACCCCTTATAGATTCATCAAGAGTATCAAAAGCTGCTTCGTCCATTATCTCGTAAGCTTCCTCAATCCATAGAAAGCACAAATAACCCTTATCAACAGTAACAGAAGTAATTTTCAAAGGGTCGTCCATTCCCCTAAAAAGTATCTTCTGCCCAGTAGGCAAATAAGTAAGCTCCAGAGGACTTGTAGTAGACTTCCAGTACCTATCAACCTTAAGCCTATGAATTGCCCACTTAAGCTGATTAAAACAAGAATCTTTCAAAGTTCTATAAGTCTTTCTGACAACAAGAGCATTTGATTCGGGATATTTCATAATCCTATAAATCATATTCATAGCAGTAGTAGTTGATTTCTTAGAAGCTCTTGACCCCTTAACAACCCTATACCTGCCCTTATAGTTCCAGAAAGTTGCATAGCCTTTACCAACAATATCTGGCAAATAAATTTGATTAGTCTTCAAGCTTATCATCTCCAGAAATTATAGTTGGTACTTCCAAAGTCATATCGACCTTATCAGTCCAAGAACCATATCTTTTTCCTAAAAGTTCAGCAGCCCTTATCTTATCTTTTGCCGATATTTTTATTTCCTGCCTTTCCTGCTCAAAATTACCAACATTAACAAGAACCTCTTCCCTTTCCTCATCTCTTATAATTCTAGTAAGATACTTTAGGATTTCAGACTGATCAGCAATAGCTTCTTCCTCAAGCTTTTTCATTCGTTCATCTATGTAGGCTTTTATGTTAGGTTTTGTTAGGTTTTCAGCTCCAGTAAATCTAGCTGTTTTTTTACTATATCCCGCATTAATAGCCGATTGAGTAGCATTCCCAGTCTTGATGTACTCATCAGCAAACTTCTTTTGTTTAATTGTCAATTTCTTCAAAGTACATCACCTCTTTTCTTAAATCCATCAACTAGGCTGCCAAAAAAACAAATGAAAGATAATTTACACGCACTTTTTAAAACAATAATAATATAATAATTTTCGGAGAAACTTTGGCAGCTTAGTTCATAAATTTATATAAAAAAAGACAGGTTTCCACCTGCCTAAAATGTTAATTTTACAACTCCATAGCCGTTTTGATAACGACTTATATTTTAACACTTAATATTATATCATCTAAAGATAAGATTTTCATTCACTTTTCGTTCACCATTAAATATAATTAATATTCTTTAAGTATTTTACTAATAGCCTTTAAAGCATGGTCAGACTTCTTCCAAACAGCAGTTTTACTTAGATGTAATTTTTTCCCCATTTGCTCCATAGTCATATCGTTATTAATCCAGATATGATAAACAATAGATCTATAATCATCATCTTTTAAGTTTTTAAGAGCATACCTAATATCAGCATTTTCAAGCCTAATTTCTTTAATTTCCTTATCAATTTCATTTATTTTATCAATAACTTTTATTATTTTTTCTTCCTGCGTAGACCCACCACCTTGGACTGCTTCACTATCAGACATACAAGCCTTAATACCATCAATACTTGCCCTTAGATTATCTCTCTTATCCATTTTCATATCGATGTAATCTAAATCGTATTTATATTTTTTTAATCTTTTCTTAACACCTTCCCTTTCAATCTCGTTCTTGACCTCTAACACGCTTTTTCTTTTCCTATAAACCATCATTTCTCCTTATGTTTCCAAAAATTTAAACTCATCCCCATACTTAAATAAAAACATCTTCTTTTTAAGCTTGTACACGTCGGTTTTAAATCCCTTAACATCTTCAACAATCCAAACCTTTTTATTATTATCAAAATATTTAAAATCAGCCTTATACACAACTTTTCTGATAGTTTTTCCATTATGAATTAGTTTAGGAATAAGATCAAAACTAGGTTGTAACTCCAAACAAGAAATAGCCTTTCCTCTTTCAAGTAGTTTCAATTCCTTGTATCTCCTAGCTTCTTTCTTGCTATCAAACTTAATACCATCAATTTCAGTTTTTACTGCTCCATATTTGCTATACCTTGGCACTTTTCAATCTCCCTGATTTAGTAAACTTCTCAACTTTAAGCTTACTCAAACCTATCTCATTAAGTAAATCAGGGAAAGTTACAAAATCAAGATTAATACAATCAAGAAGCGAATTAACCCTAGCTCCATACCTATCAATACGAGACTTCCCAAAACCAAACTCTAACCTCAACGCTTCAACAGTAACCGCCAAAAAATCTACAACAAGTTTTCGATTAGCCTCTTCATTCTCTTTTCTAAAATGTTCACTAAGATTATCAAGTTCCCTATCACTTAACTTTAATTTTTTATTGTAACGTCTTTTTTCCTGCCTATTCATTCAAATCCTCACTCTTTATCTTTCAATTCTTCCATTTTTTCAAAAACATAATCAACTGTAGATCGAATTTCTTTTTTACTCATTTTACTAATATCTTGTATTTCATAATTTTTAGTTAAAGCTATAAGATACATTTCTTTTTTATTAGGTATTAAAATTGTTGAAATTACTATAATAATCCACAATATAGAAAACTTTAAAGTTGTAATTTTCAGTTTTTTCTCAAATCTTTTTTGCTCATCTTCTTTAAAAAAATATACGCTATCATAAGCATAAACTATTACAAAACCTACTACCATTGGAATTAAAACAAGTAAAATAAAATTAACTACCCTAATCCCACTTAAAACTGAAATTAAATATATAATCTTTCCCATTTACAAATCCTCACTTTTTACAAAAGTCCCGTTGATAGTCTTTCCACGCCTTTTACTAATCTTCTTGTAAGCCATCTCCAAACATACAACAGGGTCAATTTCCAAGTCCTCGCATAGGATAATAAGTGTTACAAAAATATCTCCCATTTCATCTTTCAGTCTGTCAACAGCTTCATCAACGTACGGATCATTGTAACTTAGCTCATTATCCATCTCCTTCTTAAACTCAAAAACTTCCTCAATAAATTTCATAAATTGCTTATCAGCATTTTCTTCGTGAAGCAAATCCTTATCATTTGCCCATTCCAAAACCAATTCTTTTAATTCTCCAAAACTTTTATTGTTCATTAATCAAATCCTCTAATTTTTTAATAATTTCTTTAAGCATCTTGCTTCCTTCGAAGTCTTCAAAATTTGTAATGTACGTAATCCTACATATCTTTTTTGAGTTGGATTTAGTGCTCTATTTCCCCATAACTTATATTTTCCTAATAGTTTTGTTTCTGGTATAAATAATTTTGGTTTTAATACTTTATAAATCATTGTTCCACCTCTTTCAAATCATTGACAACAGTTTCAAAAAACTTAATCAAAGCCTCTTTTCTTTCTTCCCTATTAGCAATTGAAACATAATCGTCTATATCATCAAATTCTCTAAAATCATTATTTAAAAATATCTTTATAAACTCACCAACTATACTTTGTGGCGTGTCATATTCACACACGACTAAATCTTCCCATTGACTACCACATAAACATTCGTCATTTTCTATAATTAATTGATATAACCTTTCCACGTTTCTTTGATTAATCATCTTTTAACCTCCAATTTATATTAGTTACCTCAATATAGATAGCTAATAAAATTATTGAAATTGTAAATAATTTATCAGTACCCTTCCATAAAAAAACAAAGTAGTAACTAAAAATAGTAATCTAAACCTTAATAATTCTTGTTCTTTAATCATTCTTTCTCCTCTTTCAAATCCTCATCAAATAACATAGGTATTGGTATAAAAAATTCTGCTTCATTTTCTGGAAATTCAGTATCAAGAGGAGTCCCTATATATACAGGTTCAAAAAATTCTTTATAATATTCTTTATTTCTTCTAAACCAAATACAAGTCCAATAATCCTCGTGCCAATCTTCTTCTTTTCTGAGTGTCAAAGCATCCTCTAATTTTCCAAGCCTATTAGTAGCTATCCAATGAGCAAAAAACGTATCATAATCTTTATACATATTAATCAAATCAAGATTACCTAGTGTCTTTAAACTAAAATCTCCACCTACTGATGGTTCAGTCATTTTTTTGTTTTCCCATTCTTTTGGGTCTGGTCTAAAATTCATTCTTTAACCTCTCAATATCTTTTTTCATTGATTCCAAAGATTCTACGCTTATCTTAATTTTTACTTCTTTTCCTTTTATTTCTTTAAAAGTTTTACTATCAATAGCAATCACTTTCTCTTTTCTTTTATCAGCGTCATCTACAATTAAACTTAAAATATTATAGAGTTTTCTTTCTGTATCATTCATTTTAATATCTCCATATCTCTTAATTTCTCAATTGCTTCATCTTCCTTAATTTCCGTAATTCTATATTTTAAATGTAAATTTAATCTTAATACTATATCTGAATCAATTATCCTATAATGATTTTTTACACAAGAATCGATATAAGCATCCATTATGCCAGTAATAACTTCTATTTCTTTTCTAGTCATAATTACAGGGTATTTTTTATCACTCATTTTTCCACCTCTTCTTACCTCTCATTAATTGGGGTAGCTGCATATTCAAAACATAATCTGTAAAGTTCTTCAAGTTCATAGGATTTCTCTATCGGTACATAACAATTACCACTTACAGTATTTATAGCATAAGTGCTCTCAGTCCACACTGTAATCATTGCATTATCGTCTTTGTATATTTGCACACCACTGAGATTACCAAATGAACCCCATATAGTTATCACATTATCTGCCAGTTGTTTGGCTCTTTTTATAAATTCTTCAGTTTTCATATAAATCTTTCTCCTATAATTCTTCAATTTCCTTTATAGCTTTTTCTTTTATCTTTTTAATAGCTTCCTTTTCTCTTTGATCATAGTTTTTAAACCATTTATTCTTAAATTCTTTCAAAGATTTTCTATAAGTTTCTTCTCCATAATCAGCCGACAACCACCATTCCAAATCATGAGTTAGTTCAGCGAAATCTTTTACAAACTCATTCATAAACTCATCATACATTTCTCCAACTAACACATCTTCAATGGTGTAGCAAATATAATTTAAAGAACCTCCACTCATTCTTCCACCTCCATTAACTCCAATTCTAAGTCATTTGCAAAAATTTCAAGGTCATTTTCTAGTTTATCTATGCAGTTAAACAACTCCCCAACTCTTTTATTTCTAAAATTTTTAATATCAGACAAGATTCTGTCAATCTCTTTCAATAGTTCATCTTTCGTATCTTCTGTCATCTCTACAATTAACATTCTTCCACCTCAATCCAAATTTCAATAACTCTATCTTTTTTTAAATATTCCAAATGAGAACTATCCTCGCTACTGCAATTAATTACATCATCGTCACAATACCAATCATCCCAAAAATCATTTATATTATCAGTTTTTATAATCTTACAAGGATAATCATCATCGGAATAGTGTCTACAGTCATCATAATAAAGTCTTACAATCATTCCTTATCCTCTTTCAAATTTTGAAATCTTTTTGTAAAATAGCTAAAGAATTATACCTTCCGTTTACATATCCATGCATAATAGTAAGTCCTAGAGTGTCATCTTCTTCATAAAAAACTTCCACTCTCATACTAAAGTTCTCATGATTCCTACTATTCACAATTATTTTTTTAAGTTCCATATAACTTAATTCGCATCCTTTAGGTGTTAGTTCGCCACTAAAAGTGCAGGTATCAAAGTCAATTTCTTCTTCAAACTCACTAAAGCATTTTTTCATAATCGACTCTCGTTTAGACAAATTACTCATTCTTCTACCTCTAACTCATCAATTTCATTATAAAGTTCAGCAATCTCATTAAACACCATTCTCATTTCACGAAACATGTCTTTTAAAGGTACATCTACTAGATTGTGAAAATCTCTCCCTATTTCATCTAATCTATTTAATAAATATTGTTTTTCTTCTTTGTTCATCATTCCTTAACCTCCACCAACTCAAAGTCTTTCAAATCCGTATTAAGCTTTTTCTTGATTTCCTCATACTCTTTAAAGGTAAACTGCGCTTGGTAAATGTGGCTATCCACCTTTAAATTAATAGACCTATACACATCTTTTAACTTATTCCAGACCAAATTTACAGGAAGTAAATTCTTACTAACCATAAACTTATGCTGAATCCAAAACTTTTTTTCCTCCTCCCTATCCTCGATAGGTGTTTCTGCAAATTCAACCACTGCTTTAATCATGTTAAAATCTTTATTATCACAATGTTTACTTTTAATAAAAATTAGATTTTTCTTTATTAAACTTATTGTAATAACATTTGAAATAAAACCGTCGAAAGTTACTTTCCTTTCTAAGGTAATTTGTTCGATTTCTTTTTCTTCTTTTAATTCATAATCATTTTCTTTAGCGATTGTTTTTAATTCACTAATTTTCATTCTTCCACCTCTCACTCACACACATTCGCATAAATCAACAACGTAGCACTAAAAAATCCAATAAGAATTCCCATTGTTAAATCTCTATATTTCTTATCTTTATAAACCCCATAGCCTGCTATAATTAGTAAAATCAAGCAAGCTACAAGGTTATATTTAATTGCTTTTAACATAAATTATTCTTTTGCCCCATCATTACTTTCTAATGGTGCATAGTAAACATCTTTTATTTTAAATGCAACAACAGAATAATAGTAATCTCCATTTCCATTATCAGCATATAAATCTGCCTGAGCTATTTTATTCTGATTGTGTACAAATACAACCTCTTGTGTTGAATAAGTTTCGTCATAATCATCAAAGCTGTTCAATATAGGAGTTTTAAATCTAATATCAGTAATAACAGCATTAAGTTTCACATCTTTAAAATTTCCATAAGCTGTAGCACAACAATCAAACTCGGTCATTTCAATTGTTATAACACTCCCGTCATCTAGTTTTAGCCTATCTTCTGACCAATCTATAATTTTCTTGCCGACAAGCCTATCTATCATTTCTTTTTCAGTTTTATATCTCATTACTGTCTCCTAAAATGGGATTCTATTATCATCTTGCACTTCTTCAAAATCATCATCAAAGAAATTATCGTTATTTGCCCCATAATTGCCCTGTGAGCGATTTTGATAGCCTTGTCTAGTATTTGTATTAGAATTATATTCTGTCCCATCTTGCGTTGTTCTATTAAGAAATTCGACGTGTTGAGCAACAATGTCTGTGGTGTAAATCCTATTACCGTTATTATCTTCATAAGATCCAGTCTGAATTGTTCCATCAATTGCACACTGACTGCCCTTTTTTAAATACCTACTAGCATTTTCGCCCATCTTTCCCCAAACAATAATTCTAGGAAAATCAGCAGTCGGTTTATTTTGTGCTTCCATCTCCTCTTTTTTGTCCTTAGATAAATTCTTATTTACCGCCAAAGTAAATTGGCAAACTGCCATTCCCGATTGTATGTATCTTAAATCTGGGTCTTTTGTTAATCGACCAATTAATATAACTTTATTCATTTTTAATCTCCTAAATTCTTCCTCTAAATCTATATAATTAATATTTTTAATAATAATTACTCTTCCTCTCCTGTAAAAGGGATAATATAAATAACATCGTTTAGATTAATAATAAAATCATCTCCTCTTAAATATCCCATATCATCAAAATACATTTCATTTAGACTTCCTTCGTAAAATATAGTTGCTTTTCTTCCATCTTTAAATTTAACTAAATATTCCATTTTCTAGCTCCCACTTATCATTTTTTCAAATCTCTTTGCCCTTGCCTCTTCTGCATAACTTTTTTCACTAGATTGATATCTAGGGCTTTGTTTCTTGTCGTTGTAATTGCCCTCTAAAACCTTTATAAAATTATTAGGCTTTATAAACCAATCAATAGTTATCCTAAAATCACTTACATATCCCTTTAGAAATTTACTTTGATCAATACTTTTAATAGCTTTGATTACAGTATCTAATCCATGTTCATTAATTCTTGCCTTTAACATGTTATATCTTTGTGTATTTGCATTTAATGTTTGTATTCTGGGAATATTTTTATCAAGAGAGTTCCAAGTACTTAATATTTGTGTTTTGAAATCCTCATCATCAACATGACTATTATTAGTATTCTTATCTATATCTAATCTATTCTTATTCTTATCTATTCTATTCTTATCTGGTGCGTTACGTAACGTTACATTAACGTTACTAGGTTCTAATTCTTTTTGTTTTGCTCTAAATTTAGCCACTCTTTTTCTTGTTTGCTCTCTTACTCTGTCCATTCCCTCAATATTTTGATGTTTCTCCCAATTTGATATGCTTATAAGTCCATCTTCTCCAAGATTAATCATTTCAAATTTCTCAAATGCTTTAAGAGCAATCCTAACAGTATTCAAAGGCTGGTTACAAATAGTTGAAATCATCTCATCAGTGTAGTTCATGTGTTGACCGATATAGACTGCCCCATTGTCATTGGTTTTTCCAGCTAAACAAAGGAGTTGGATCCATATTAAAATTATTGCATCACCCTCTGGCATTGACTTTATAAGTTTTATTTTTTCATCATCAAAAATATTTACCGATAATTTAATCCAGCTTATTCCTGCCATTTAACACACCACCACCTCAATTCCTGTCGTTTCTTGTATAGTTCTTTTTATCAGCTTTTCGTCTGAGTTTCCGTCTGATAAATGCAACAAATATATCTTTTTACACCTGTCTAAACTTGCAGCCCTTAAAGCCTCCACAAGACTTTCTAAAGACAAGTGATTTTTTACAATCCTATTTCTTAAATTTGTATTTATATTTCCTAATCTTACATTTTCATCAAGCCTAGATTTTACATAGTTACACTCAATCATTAAGACGTCACAAGCTGGTATTTTATATTTCATATAAGCTGTATCAGTAACAAAAACTAAATTTTCATCATCATCTCTAGTTTTAATAAAATAACTTACTGGCTCGGCTACATCGTGGACTGCTTCAAATGGTAAAATTATCAAATCTTTTAAAAGTTTGAAATTATATTGCCAACCCCTATCTGGACTTTTATAAAAATTATGAAGTCTATGCCCATTTACCTTTAAAGCTTCTGCAGTCCCCTTGGTCATATAACAATCGACCCCTGCTTTCATTAAATCTTTTACAGCCTTTGCATGATCCATATGCTCATGAGTTACTAAGCAAGCGTCAATTTCTGATACCTTAAAATTAAGCTTTTTTTGAATAACCTTGTATGGCAGACCACACTCCAAAAGAAGTGTAGCCTTGCCAATTTTAACCTTGTAGCAATTGCCACTTGATCCAGTTCCTAATACTTCAATTTCCATTAGAATGGTGCCTTTTCTAATGCTTCAAATTCTTCCCCAAAAAAGTCTGATTGCCCCTCGATTGGTTCTTCAAGGATTTCTCCCGTATCTTCATCTACATTTTCTGGTACTTCCTTGCTTTGATTTTCTTCTACTAGCTCATATTCAACATTCAGCTCTTGTTTGTTAGCCTCTTGTTCCATATCAATAGCTAGGCTTGTATCTGCTTCAATCATTTCTGCGTTTTGCATTTCAACACTCAATACTCCATACTTGGTTAAAAGTCTTCTAGTCATTGTTTTAAGAGCCATTTCATCAAAGTTACTATCCCATACAAATTTATCAGGCTTGTAATATTTGCCTTGTTTTGCTTTTTCCATAGCACCATAACCTTGTGAGTGCTTCTTTGCGTGTTCTATAACTTGTTCTTTTGTCCAGTATAGGACTTTTTCAAAACCGTTTATTAGCTTAAAATAGCTAAAATAACCTATTACTTTATCACTTTTCTTTTCACCTTCGATTTTTACACTACCTGTCAAATAGTCTTGGGTTACTTCCATTCCTTCATAGACTATATTAGCGTTTATGGTTTGATATTGACCTGTTCTCATAGCAAGTTGGATCAATCCTTTATATCCAATTTGAAACTGAGGATGAGCGACTTTCATCCATTGAGTTTTTCCGTTTTCATCTTCTATTTTGGTATTTTTTTTATAAGGGATAATCCATGCAAAACCTAAGTTTTTGTTTATAGGTAACTTTAAGGTTGCAGCTTTTAAAGCCTCCATTACAACTTCTTTTGGGTTACATTCACATAGAGTTCCCGCTGGGTCTGAATAAACCTCAATGATAGATGATAGGAAAGCTCCTGCGTTTTTCCCTAAACTCTCTCTAAACATTTCTTGTATCCCAGCGTTGCTGGTTAAATCTTTCATTTTATTTGCTGGTGTCAATTCTTTTTCTTGTTTTCTAACTTCTAAATTGTTTATCATTTCATTCTCCTTATTTCTCAATCCTCAAATTTTTATATTTACTAACAACAAGCCTTATCAATTGGCTATCTACATCAACTAATTCATTTACACTTTCTGCATTGTCCACAAATATTGGTATTTGCTTTTCAAATTTCTTTGCTAAAGCATTTATAATATCAAGACCTGCATTTATTTTCGCTGCATTATTAAGTGATCCATAAGGCACACCCTTATAAGTTGCCTCGGCTGTTTCTTGAATTCCTCCGTTTATTTGCTTATCAAAAAGCTTAAATTTTACAAAGGTAAATAAATTATTTACTTTTTCGCTTACAAGCTCTGTATAAGCTCTTATATATTCATCGCACAAATATAAGATTTTTTGTTTTTCTTCAAACTCACAAGACAGTTTCTTTTCTTCCTGCTCATATTCTTCGATTTTCCTATCTAATTCGGCGTTAAGTCCCTTTAGTGATACTTTTCTATTAATATCATCTAACTTTTCGTCTAAGGCTCTTTTACGGTTTAATAATTCGGTATTGTCATTTTGACCCCTGTTTTTAATTTCTTCCTCGATTTTTTCTATCTCTTTTTCTATTTCCTCTTTTCTTTTTTCTTCGCTTGGGCGAATTTTTAATTCTTTCGCTCTTTCTATTAGTTTTTCGTTTTTTTCTTTTTCTTCTTCTAGGCTATTTTTCTTTTCATAGATTTTTTTAGCATCTATTTCAATTTGCTTTATTTCTTCCTCGTCTTCTTCTATATTTTTTGTATATTTATTAATATCTCCATTAATTTTTTCTCCTGTTTTTCTAAGCTCTTCTATTTTTTTACTTTTATTTAGATTGAATTTTTTCTTTATTTCTTCTTGCTTTTCTTCTGGAAATTCTTGCCCACAAGTTGGACATATAAAACTATCATCACATTTATTTTTAACAATCTCTTCCCACTCTTTTCTCATTTCTTCAAGTTTAAGCTTGGCTTCTTTTATCCTATCTTTTTCATCTTTTATTTTTTCTTTTATAAACTTTGTTCTGTCTTTTGCATTTTCAAGCTCGTATTTACAAGCATCTAACTTTCCTTTTATTTCAATATTTCTATTAGTAAATTCTTGCATTCTTTCTTTTTTGCTTTCTTCATATACGCTTATTATTTCTCTAGCTTCTTTTTTTAGCTCGCTTATTTTCTCGTATTTTTCATCAAGTATTTCGCTTGCTGATCTTGCCCCTGCAAGCTCTTTGTCTATCTTTTCAAGCTCTTTTTTTATTCTTTCTTTTTCACTTTCAAGCTCTGTAAAATCTTCACTAGTCTTTGCCTTATTTAGTTCATCAATCCTTGCTGGGATTTCTATTAGTTTTTCATTTATTTTTTTACAAGTGGACTTTGCCATTGCCTTTAATTCGTCAATTGTGTAATTTTCTAAGTCTAGTTCTTTTAAATCCTCATTGATTTTAAAAATATCATCTGGGCTTACATCATCTACCAAGGATAAGAGAATTTTTCTTCTTTCTTTTTTGTCAATAATTGTATTAAAATACATTGGATTAGATAATAAATTAAATTCATCTTCGCTTACTATCTCACTTATAAAGTCCTCATACTCTTTCTTTTTCCTTGGTACTTCATTTATATAAAAATCTGTTGTGTGTCCTGAAAACTCTGAATCATTAGATCCCCTTTTCTTTTTCCAAACTTCTTTGTAAACTCTTTTTAAAACATTTTCTTTTCCATCTATACTCAAAACACCTTCAACGCTTGTTTCTACATTGTGGATATTTTCCCCGTCTTCTTGATAAGGCTTTATTTCATAATCTTTTCTATTTTGACTATCCTTGCCCCACAAAAGCCAAGAAAAGCCATCAAATATAGTTGTTTTTCCCGTTGCATTGTCCCCACTTATATTCGTTAAATCTTTTTCAAAATCAATTTCTTTTCCCTTAAATCCCTTAAAATTTTTAAAGGATAATTTTTTAATTATAATCTCCACTTTTACACCTCATATAAATCCCCAAGCATTGCAATTTGTTGCCTATCTCTTCTCTCTAACTCTTTATCTAATGCTTTTAATAACTTACAATTATCAAGGTTTGCCCCTTGTTTTTCTAAATGTATAATTCTGTTTTCTATATATTCAGTCTTCCAATCTTTTATAACTTTTTTTATGTCTTCCATTTTTTCTCCAAATCTTGTATAATATTCTTATAATTAGTTTTAAATTAGCCGATTTCCGTCGGCTTATTTTTATGCGAAAAATGCCATTAAAGAACTAATAAACATCATCACAACACCAGCATTTTTAATAGTTTCATTAGGCCCACCAATCGCCAAAAGCATTAACATAGCCACAATAGAAACTCCCAAAACCTTATCCCTCATCCTTTCTTTTTCTGGTTTGGCAGTAAATCTCACACAAGCATCATCAACTTTTCTTCCGTCTAATAACTCAAAAACTTCACTTCTTTTTTTAATTCTTCTTTTGCTCATAATTTCCTCCTACAAATTATTTAAAAATTCCCTAATATCACAAGCCCTGTATAGCTTGGATTTTTCTGTCAATTTGACAACCTTTAACCCTCTCTTTTCCCAATCTCCAAAAGTCTTTGGATCTTTGAATTGAAAATATTCTTTCATATCAGAAAGTGTCATATATTCTTTTAAGACAGTAAGTTTTTCCTCCATTTCTACCTCCTATCCTAAAAACTTATTAACAAAATAAATCTGTCCTTTGCCAGTAACTTTGGTTGTACTAGTAACAACGTTGTTTCCTTGCCCATCAAGTCTAGTTCCTTTTTTAATCTCAAATAAACCTTGTTCTACATAAGCTTGCTTAGGTTGGTTTTTTCTTTCTCCAGCCTTGCACAAATAACCTTTATTTCTCATCCAAGCAAAAAGTTTATTTTGTCCTATCTTTTTCTCTAGTTTTCCTTGCCTTATTGCTTCTTGACTTATCATCTTGGCAAGTTCTCCCATAAGACAAGACCTCTTTGAAGCTGATACAGTGTCGGCAAATAATACCTTTGGTTTATTTTTCTCATTTATTGCCTCTGCCAAGGCTCTTTTTGCCTTTTCTTCCTTGAGATTAGTAGCAAGCATTATCAAATAATCAGGATCTGTAAGAGTTCTTTCTATAACTCCGTCTGTCATATATGCACCGTGTTTTCTTATAGCTGGTAAAACTTCGCTTGTTACCCAATCTGCAAATCTTTCTGCTTCTGGTTTTCTACTTTGAAAAATCAGCTTGTATAAGTTAGATTCATTAATCATCGTTACATCTGTTCTTCTTCCTAAAGAATCGACACCGTCGGTAGTACCGACACCGTCTATGTTTAATCTAGACTTAGCATCTCTTGGATTTTTAATTTCTAAAATCCTACAAACATCATTCAAACTAAAATACGGCTCATCATCTATAACAGTTGTTCTCACTTCTCCAAATTCATTGTTTTCAAAAATTTTTAAATCTTTCATTCTTTCTCCTTTAGTAATTATTAGTTACTTATTTTATATATATATGTTTCTTATAGTTACATTTTAGGTTAAAAAAATATATCGTCTATCGGCTTATTAAAAAATAAAGAATACTGTTTTTTTACCTTATCAGATGGAACTCTTCTTCCAGTTTCATAATAAGATATAGATGCAGGGGTTACTCCAAATAAAATTGCCAACTCTTGCTGAGTCATATTCTTTTGAACCCTTAATCTCCTAAGCTTATTTGCTACTTTAATACTTACCTTTTCAATAACAACCACCCCCTTAAATTTTTTCTCAATCTCCAATGGTATAATATAAATAAAACACCAAGGAGAAAACTATGTCATTTTTAAAAAATAATTCAGAAATAATATCTACAATTATTTCAATAATAGCCCTCTTTCTATCAATCTATTCAGTTATAAAGTCTAATAAAATAAATAGATTTGAAATAACGATAACTGATGTAGAATATGAACCAATCTCAAATAAAATAAGAATCAATTTCTCTTTATTCAACAATTCAATAAAATCAGTTTTAATCAATAAGATAGAATTCTTTTCAACCAAAACCAAAATTAAATATTATCCAGATAACTTTGATATTGACGCTTATTACAAGCAAAAATCAGAACAAAATAAACCAAAGCCAAAACCAAAAGATTCTTTGTTTGGGAACTTGCTTAATACACCTGATTTAGTAAGTTCATTCACAATGCCTGAATATGCCAAATCTTACGAATACCCATCAGAAACGTCTAACTTAATAATCAAGCCAAATGATTATCTAAATCTAACCTATTATTTTGATGAGATTAACGCAGAAACAACAATAAAAATCACTGCTAATGAAAGGCTTACTTTCTTTTCAAAGGAAAAATCATTCTCAGTCATCCCTATTAAGTCTAAATAAAATAATAGAATTCATAATCAAATGAATTACTAACATTACAAGAATTAATAAATCCATTATTCCTCCTTTTTTAATTATCTTACACTAAACTGTTTGATGATTTATTTAACGCTTTTTACAAACAGTACGAAGATAATTAGTAAAAATTTTATTTCCGAGCCTTTGCTTGTTAGGCTAAGGCTCTTTTTTATCTTTTTCTTTTTAAAAGTTTTCTTATCTTTAATCTTCATACAACAACCACCAATCAATTTCATAAAATTTACCAAGTTTTTTTGCATATCTTACAGGCAATTCTAACTCTCCTTTTTCATACAAATAATAAGTATTAATATGGCAACCTAAAATTTTTGAAACCTTATTTTTGCTCAGTCCTTTTTTCTCCTATAAAACCTTAGTCTACCACTTATGGTATCTTTCATTTTTACCTCCACAATATCTTGTATATAATTATTTTTTTAAGTATAATATTATCAAACCAGAAAGGAGGTGAGATAATGCAAGTCGAGAAAAATATACCTATTACACTAGAAGTTGGCGACAGGAAAATCAGAGTTGTCGAAAATGACGATTCTACCATAAGTATTGAAGTATTTCCTATGAAAGAAGGGGAAATACTTAAAAAACTACTAATGCATCCTGATGGAACAATTGAAGAACTAAACTAAATTTAATTTTAGATATAATAGCCTTAATATTTACTACTCTTTTAAAGATATTAAGGTTATTTTATTATTGTTTTTGATTTTAACATCTCCATTGAAATCAATTATTATTCCATTTTCTAATCTGTTTTTAATAAATACAAAATCATCTTTTAACTCGACTTTTATACCAAGTTCTTTTTTATCAACTTTTTCTTCCATACATCCCCCTTTCTTGTTTTGTTAATTATATTATATGTAACTTTTAGTTACTTGTCAAGCGTTATTTTATAATTTTAAAACACTTAGTTTCTATATGTTACAATTTAGCTATTTACAACTTAACTGAAAGTTAATATAATAATTATAATATAACCACAAGTTACGAAGGAGGTATAAATGAGCACTGGAAAAAGATTAAAAATGCTAAGAGAAGACTTAGGCTTAAAACAAGATAGTTTAGCCGATTTATTGAATGTTAATAGAGCTTCAATAAGCCTTTATGAGAGTGACAAAAGGAAACCTAGTCAAAAAATATTGATGAAATACGCTGAAATTTTTGATGTCAGTACAGATTACATATTAGGAAATTCAAGGAATTTAAAGAAAGGAGAAGACTATGCAACAATAAACGTCTATGGCTCAATCCCAGCAGGAATCCCCATAGAAGCAATAGAAGATATAACAGATACAGAAGATATATCCTTTAAAGATTTTGATAAAAATAAAACTTATATAGGCTTAAAAGTAGAAGGAGATTCTATGTATCCCAAATACCTTGATGGCGACACCATTATATTAGAATTGACCCCAGATTGCGAAAGTTACACAGACGCTGCCGTTTATGTAAATGGATATGATGTTACCCTTAAAACAGTAATAAAAAACAATAATGGCACTATAACATTAATGCCAATAAACACATCATATCCCCCAAAAACATACAGCAAAGAAGACGAGCCTATAAAAATATTAGGAATTGTAAAAGAAATTAGGAGAAAAATATGAAAATTAAATCTTTAATAATATTAATGATAGGAACTATATTTCTTACCTCTTGTGGAAATAATAAAAACGAAAACAAAACCGAAAAAATCCAAAATTCTACAGAAGTAGTATCAAAAGAAAAAAGCAATGAAAGTCCAAAAGAAAGATTATCCAAACCTTTTAAAGATATAAGCAAATTTGCCTTTGGTGATAATGTAGAAACAGAAGTTATTACTATCCCAGATAACAATAACAACGAAAAAGTAACTAGAGTAAATGTTACATATTCGGCAGATACTATAACAAGTGAAAAAGGTGCTATAGACCCATTCTTGATTAAAGTTTTTAGTTATTTAATAAAAGTTAAAGAACAAAAATTAGATTATGAAAGCATATTTTTTACATTTAAAACAAAGAAAACCGATGAAAAATATTATCCGTTAGTTAAAATTGAAATCACTAAAGAGCAAGCTGATAAATTTGATTTTGACAATAAACAACCTCAAGATTTAAAATCTATCGCTAAAACTTATGATTCCCCAGAAAATAAAGCTCCAACTAATAATAACAATGATAAAAATAAAGAAGCATTAAGAAATGTAGTAATAGAACAAGCCAAATCAAGTTTTTCTGAATTTTGCGATGTAGAAACAGAGACCAAAGATAGTGTATTATTTATACATTTATATCCTAAAGGTAATTTAAGCAGTGAAATAATACAATATTTAGCAGGAGGAAACAACCAATCAATAAATCAAGGATGGGATAATATGACTGAAGGAATATTATCCGCTTCAAAAGCTTATAATGAAACCTTGGGAGAAAATGTATCTTTTGTTTTACACAATCCAGCAAATGAAGAAAATATAGTATTTAGTACATTAAATGGAGTTGTCCATTATAACGTAAAAGATGATCTAAATAAATAATTATAAGCCCTTTAACAAGGGCTTTATTTGTACCAAGAAAGGAGGAGAAAATGAAAATAACAAAATACCAAAAACAAAATAAAAATTTTTACAAATTTCAGGTGCGATTGGGTGAAAAAGTAACTACAAGAGCAGGATTTAAAACAAGAAATGAAGCAATTTTTGCATACACAAAAATACTAGAAGAATACGAAAAAGAACAAGAAGGCAATATTTCTTACGAAAAAATCTACCAGCAATGGCTAGAAATCTACAAAACAAAAGTAAAAGAAACAACCTACCAAGCTTGCACAAGCATTTATGAAATTCATATCCTACCAGTATTCGGACAAACAAAAATAAAAGAAATCACAGTCCAAGATTGCCAAAAATTCGCCCTTTCCCTAAAAGACTACGTAAAAGGAAAAGAATACTTTGGATATGCAAAAAGAATAATAGACTTTGCAATAAAAATGAACTACACCAAAGAAAATCCCTTTAACAACGTAATTTTGCCAGAATTTAAAAAAAGCAAAAAGCAAATAAACTTTTTAACCATAGAAGAAGTATACACTCTCTTAGATTTTTATAAAAACAACCAATATTGGTACACCCTATTTAGATTAATGATCTATACAGGACTAAGAAGAGGAGAAGCTTTAGCCCTAACTTGGGAAGATATAGATTTCAAAAACAAAACCCTAAGAATAAATAAAACCCTAAGCATAGGTGAATATAAAAAAATAGTCCTATCAACCCCAAAAACAGAAAGCTCTATAAGAACCATAGACCTAGACGATAAAACAATCATAGAACTTCAAAAGCTAAAAATTCAATCAAAATATAATCTTATATTTCCAAATAAAAAAGGAGAATATTCCAGATTATCAAACATAGCCGATAAATTAAACCAAGCAACAAAAGAAACAAGCATAAAAAAAATAAGAGTGCACGATCTAAGACACACCCACGCAAGCCTATTATTTGCAAGCGGAGCAAATATAAAATACGTTCAAGAAAGATTAGGACATAGCGATATAAAAACAACCTTAAACATATATACACACATCACAAAAGATACAAAAGAAAAAGATTTAAACAATTTTGTAAAATACATGGAAAATCAAGCATAA